ATACATTAGCATTTCCTGAAGCTGCAACAGCAGAGTTAGAGCTAATTTTACCACTAAATCCGTATGCTATTCCTGAAAGTTGTTGCGAGACGGATATAACGTCCCCAGGAGCTAAATTTAGAGCATCAGTGTTTGTTGTAAATGTAACGTTTCTTCTTTGATATTTGGATGCGGCAATTTGATATTGTGCAAAACGAAGTGCCTGGCTTCGTCTTGTAACTCCAGGTAGATCCAATGACTGAATATTTTTAATAACATTTCTTTCGACTCCATCATTTGCATCAGCCGTGTCAACTCTGACCACCTCTCTTTTATAGTGATTTGAGGGATCAACATAACTAACGTCAACCCCAGATATGACATCACTTTCTTTAGTTCCTGAAATTGTTAAGGAGCCTGATTTTATATTAGTTTCGTTAAATACCATCACAGGATATTCGTCTGGCATGTCTACAGCTAAAGTTAGCTTACCTAATGAATATACAAGAGCACCTCTAAACGTTGCGCATATACTATTTAAAATATCCATCGCAGGACCTTCGTCTGCGATAGAAATATTTAATGTAAATCTTCTTTCTTTAATTTTAGTTCCTGCAGGAGAGCCAAGTAATGTATTTCTAATACCTGTAAAATTATTTCTCGGTTTATGTCTGAATGTTCCATCAGCTTGTCCATCAACCCCTTGAAAAGTTCCATTTATAACATCACAAGCATCACAATACTGAGCCACTTGAAAAAATTTATATTTATCAATATTATCCTCAGGAATGCCTAAACCATAAGTGCTATTAGTTAATAAATCGTATATTATCCAAACGGGATTTTGTGTCCATGAATATACAAAAGTTCCATCCCAAGAACCTACATAAATTTGAGGCTGTGCAGCCGTCTGCACTGCACCATTGTTTTGTAACTTATAGCCATTACCTCTATCTGAATCAGAAACCTCAACTTCTCTCCAATCTATTTCACCATTATCTAAAACAGGTTGGTTATAGTTTGACGGTACTTTTACTAAAAGACCTTTCACTAAAGATGTAAAATTAGGAACTCCTCCTTGATGCTCGTCCACCGCTTTTAATGCGTACCCTACCACAGCGGTTCTTGGATATGCTTGAGGTGAGTTTTCTATTTCTGACCAGCTAACTAATTGTATGTTTTCTGAAACTCCAGCACTAGTATTATCGTCTGACGTTTTTTCTACTGTGAATCGGTACCCAGAAGTAGATTTTGAGGCTTCAGGAACTAGTATTTTAACATTAAACCTAAAAGGAGTTGTTGTTTTTCCAGTAATAGTTTTTTCTACGGATGTAATATTATCGGTAACATCACTACCTGTAATTACTCTATTCTTAAGTGTGATTTTTATTGAAACTGTATGAATTTTTACGTCACCATTTGATTCAACTTTTTGCAATTGATTAATTTGAAAATTAAATTTTATAGCATCCCAATCATTTGCTGAAGTTTCTTGATTAGTGACTTTTACTGAAGGCACGCCATCTAAATTTCCTTTTTTTAATGACACAGGAGACGCAAAAGATTGAGGAGTTTGTATAGCCTCTCCAAAAACTCTTAGTGGTGATTGATTAGTAGTGCCTGTTGTAGAAAGTGAAACAAATTTTGATCCATCAGTGGTATTATCAGAAAAATCTATTAAATCATCAATACTATTGTCTTGAATCTCAATATCTTGTGGACCATTAGGATTAATTCTATATACAGGTCCTTCGCCTAGCCCTGAAGTAATAAAAACAATATCTGTAGAAAATAATGAATTTGGGTCCTCAGTAGCACTACCACCGCCACCGCCTTTACCGCCTTTTGCTCCGCCAATAACTGGAACAACTTGATTTTGATAGTTAATAAAACGTCTAGCCATCAGAATTTATCCTCAACATTCACTACATCATTTTTACCATGTTCGTCTGAGTCTATATAACCACTCAACATTTGCCCTGCTACACGGACTAATCCATATTGTAGAGGTATTGGTGTGCCTGATTCTAAAGTATTAGTCAAATTACCAAACATTCCATTTTGTCTGGTGCTGGTGTCTGTTTCCATCTTCTTTGGCTTTTTAGCAAACAATGAGGTAACTATGCTAAGAGCTATATTTCCTAAAAAAGATCTAGCTAAAGCTGGCATTTTTGTGAACGCAGCACCCAATTGACCAAAAAATCCAGTGCTCGAAGCTGCAGTAGGTGTCATTGTCATTGCTGTTGGTAAAGTAGGAGCAGCAGCAGTCATAGCTCCTATAATCGCAGGAGCCACAAAAGCAGCAGCGATCAATAATAAAAAGGTACCGCGTTTACCTCCTCCTCCAACAATAAGTGGAGCTAAATATATAGTATCACCTTCCTTAATGTGTTTTATGTGATAACAATCTAAGGATACAACATTTAAATTTTTGTCTAAAAAAGCAAAAGATTCTTCAGTACTGTTAGTAATTTGTCTTATATATGTATTAAATCTTGAATGCATGGATTGAAGATAAAACAATATATCATGGTAATTATTAAAATCAGCCACGTATTCTGTTTTGTCAAAAAATTTATGATAAGCTGAGTGAATTTTAAGAGTTGCTAACAAGGTGACTTCCTTCAAACTTGTCAAAGACAAGAGCATCAAGATTTTGGTCAAGCCAATAAATAAAAAATTTGTTATTAAATCCTACCAAAAATTTATATTCCTGGAAAGCAGCACTTACTTTATCTTCTTTACTTGGTATGGGGTTTTCGTCTCCTGGATGAGAATGAAAAATGCCCCATATATTTCCGTCATTTTTAATCAAGTCTGCTGGATCTAATAAAAATGATACTTTTGGTGTTGGAGATATATTTGCACAAGGAATATACTTAAAATCTTTTGTAACAATACCAACAGCTTCTTTAGGATATTCTTGCAAAGAGTGATTATTCATTGCATTTTTTAATTCATTAAATCTTTCCATCTATATATTCCTGTCGTATATTGTTTATAATATCTCCCGTAAGGAGCTATCCAACTTGTATGTTTAATCATTGTTTGTAATATTCTATTTACATCAACGTATAATGCACAATGATTTGTTACATGGGTAGATCCTAAACTCATTGTTATAACATCATAAGTTTTCGGTGAAGTAACTTTATGCCACCCATACTTATCAGTATTAGCACCACCAATTTCAAAGTATCTTTCATGCGTTTTAGTGTACCAATCTTCATCTACAATTTTGCAAAAGTGTGCTGTATCATAATCAATTGTAATATTTAATTTTTCTTTATACACTAATCTGCATAAGTTAAAACAATCAATACCTGTATTGATATCATCGCCTAAATGTTTATAAGGGAATCCAGTATAAGAATTATACCATTTCATTATGTCTATAAATTGCGTGTAATCTATTTACCCAGTAGTCTGATAAAGTTTGGACACACGAACAACCCCCTTCTTCAATGTGCA